ATGATAATCTCACGTTCAAATACCGCATAAACAGCAAAATCTCCCTCTTCCTCTACCATGCAGGATGTCAGTACCTTGCTGTTTGCCTCCGTGTCTTTTCTCCATCCGACAAAAGAGTATCCTTCCTTAGTTGCTGTCGGTGCTTTTGCAAGAACATCCGCTCCGTCATCCAAATACAAGGTTTCTGCTTCTTCTGTATCCATCTGATACGTTACGTGTACCCCCTCAAAGAAAATGGTGTTCTCTCCAAGATAGATGTGGGTTATTTTCTGCGTATTGGCATCCTCATAACAAAGATAGATGCAGTTTTCGTTATAAGACTCCAATGCCTTATACTCAGCAAGACTGATAACCTTTGTAACAAGAGTTCCCGAACTGTTCATGGCATCCTCAACCCTCTCGCTTAATTCATTAACCGTAGCATCCATTTCCGTAAGTGCTGCCGTTACATCATCCAACTCCCCGAAGATATCTCTTGCCGTAAATACACAACTTCCATCAAGGATACTGTCCCCAACACTCGTAATTGTCGCATAAGAAGTCGGTTCTGCCATAGCCGTACTTCCTGCCTGTGTACAGACAAGCGTTACCCATCCGGGAGCAGATGCCACGGTAGCCATATCCCCAAGTGCGTACTGCGTATCACGCATTAGCGAATTGCCTCCGCCCCCACCGCCGGAGCCTCCTGCTCCGGGCAGAATCTTTGTAAAGGTCTGCGTCAAATCACTGATTTCTGAACTGGACACGGTAAAGGCAGCAAGCTGAATGTCAAAGGATGAATTGTTATAATTCACATCCGCATCCATATCAAGTGCCGGAAGTTCCTTTGCCGTCTGTGCCAGAAGCATAATTGGTTCATCCGCATTGGCTAAGTCCATGTGGATATAAAGTCTTCCGTTTAAGGTCTGCCCTGCCGTTGCAAGCTGAACGGGAACCTCCGATTCGTACACCTCAAAGAATCGGCCTTTAATCATTCCAAATCCCTGTGATACACGAAGCACGTTTCCTCTGGCATGAGAAACTTCACACCCCTTAAATATTCCATTGGTGGCAATAGCTACGTCATGAATGATTGCGTCATCCTGTGGAGTCACGTTACCACCCTTAAATGTTTTCAAAACTATATTGTTAGCCATCAACCATTCCTCCTTAAAATCTTAGTCAGTTCCAAACGAACCGTTCCAAATATCAACTTGGTATTCTTTCCAATCTCCCTTCCGGTTAAGATGCTCTGATAGGAATTCCCATCGGAAATCACATCCACTATCTGCCCGAAAGCCATCTCATCCGGCTTTATGAGTTCGTCCCCATTCATCATGGTAAGTTCTATCAGATTGGAAAAAGCTGCCTGAGAGAAAGCATTGGATGCTTCATTTTGTGCCAAAGATTCAAAACTGCTCTCCTCACTACTGCTTACCGCTTTCATGTCACACACCACCGGAAGAATCCGGTCTTCATCTTTTGTGTCGTACCCCAAATCCGAATGCAGATAATACACTGCTTTTGTGGCATAGTTATCAGCCGAATCATAAACAATCAGCTTATTCACGTCCGCACTTACCTGCTTGAACACCACGTTTTTCTTTAGAATATTAGGCAGGTCACTTTCAATGGTGATTGCTCCTCCGCCTACTTTTCCGATGGTTATCAGAAGCTGTTTATTCTGAATATCAAGGCTTGCAGTAAGCAGGATATTGTATTTTTGAAGTGCCGGGATAATCACCGAATCCATCAGATTAACGATGTTGTAACGACCACCCTTATCCGATGGCGTAATATGCAGATACCAATCCGTTGTTTCCGTCAGTGCCGTTACAACAAGTCCCTTGATGTTTTGCAGGGAATCTTCATTTGTGACATACAGACTTTTGATGGAGTCTGCAATAAACTGCTCAAAACTTCCCACTCCCTGTGCATTCACATCAAAGAGCATATCGGTATTGAATAACTCCATCAGTGGCTTATAGGAAATGGTCTGCATATTCTTGGACTTATCCGTACCATAGGCAATCTCGGTAACCACTCCGGCATACTCTTCTTTTCCCCTGCTGATACGGATATAGTTCTGCTTTGCCACCCCCGGAATCGCAAACACCGTGATGGAGTTCTCATCGGAAGATAGGTAATCTTCCTTGTAAGACAATTCATTGATATTGGTATGTCCTACCATTTCAAAATCCGGAGTAAATATCTCCACATTATACGGTTTCATAGCTTATCCTTCCTTCCACAATCACGTTCAGTGTATTGATTCCTTCGTGGGAAACGGAGATACGATTCGACCCGTGCTGAAGATGGAAGAACCTTTCCGTTGTGAAATCGCAAAGCTGATACCTGTCTGCCACAATATCATCTCCTGCTCCCCTCTCCGTAATGCTGTACGGCAACTTGGTCGTGTCAATTACCAACTTATGATCACTGGAAATCGTCCCCATATAGGCTCCCGTTTCATACAAAATGTTGTTCACGTAGTGCTTCCATATCGGATTAATGCACGGTCCCTGAATGGTTATCTTGCAGGGACTGTCCTCGTAACTGTCACTTTCAATCTCCACCGAGTTATAAGACACATCCGAATAAGCGTAATCGTAAGTGTACGGGTAAATCTTTCCACCGATGGAAAGCGTATTACTGTACTTATTGATGCTCTTATAAAACAACCCCTGTGTGGCAAATGAAATCTCCGCAACAAGTGCTGCTCCCCCATGGGAAAGTTCCGACTTCCCAAGAGAGGAAACTCTGACCGGAACTCTGAAAATCTCGTCCGGCTGATACACAAGTGTTAAGGGAGTCGACCGGATAAATCTGGCAAACTCCCTGTAAGTCTCATACGGTTTTTCTCCTGCAAAAAGTATCTTTCCCTCAATCTTTCCCTGTGAAAGAATCTCTTCAAGCGGATAGAAATCACGTCCTATCCGCTCATATCCCGTTGCATCATCAAAACCGAATCCTTTTATTTCATGAAAAAAGGAGTCCTTCCTGTTAAGGTCGAAACTCCCTCCCTGTCCGTTTATCAATCTGAATTTTCTCATTACACATACGCCTTTCCGAGTTGCCTGTTAATACCGTCAGATAACTCTCCAACAAGAACACCAGAATCCAGAACGATTTTGCTCTCTGCCATTCTAGGCAGGTAACGAACAATGGCATCACTCATGGCATCCAATTTGCCGTTACCTTCTGCTCCAGTGCTGTCACCCGTGACAGACTGCATTCCGTTAGTCATCGGTGTCAGTGCATTTCCGAGTGCTGTCATCGGTGCTTTTAAGTTATGCAGATTGTCAGTGATACCTTTTCCCAAAAGGTCAATCATATCCGGCATATACGTGTGGAAGTCGGATAACGGACCTTTCTCCGGTTCCGAGAAATGCAGATAGTCCCATATGGTCGATGCCACGTTTTTTACGGAACTAACCAAACTGCTAATCTTAGAAGTAATACCGGAAATCAAGTTTCCGATGATATCCCTACCCCAACTGAACGCATTAGACACAATGTTGGAAAATACGTTCTTAATAGATGAGAACACGTTTGACAGAGCGTTTTGGATATTGCCCACCGCATTGCTCACCCCGGATACAATATTTGAGAACGCATTGGAAAATCCAGTCTTCATATCTTCCAGTCGATTTTGAGTGTCGGATACCATATTGGAGAAGAAATTTTTTGTATTCTCCACCAACGATGACAGTTTATTCGTTGCCAAATCGTGGACAAAATCAAGCCCAGACTGAAATGTTCCCTTCACGGACTCCCACAAATTGGAAGCAATATTCTTCACATTTTCTCCAAAATCTGATACCGCATCCTTGATAGCAGAACTGATACAGGAAACCGTGTCCTTAATCTCGCTCCACCTCTGAGCCGTATTCTCCTTCGTGGCTACCCAAGCATTAGAAACCGCTTCCTTCACGGAAGAAGCCGCCGAAGACACCCCATCCTTGATATTGCTCCATGTCTGGCTGATGTTTTCCTTTATGCTGCCCCATGTCTGAATGGTATTTTCTTTTAGTCTGCTCCAACCTTCAGAAACACTGTTCTTGATATTGGATAAGGCTTGGCTCGTACCGGACTGTATATTCTGCCATGCAGAACTGATACCCTGCTTCACATTCGACCATGCTTCCGATGTATTTGACTTAATGGAACTCCAACTCTGGCGGACAAAATTTTCCACCGATGAGGCTGCGGAACTCACACCAGACTTGATACTCGACCAAGCGGAACTCACCGACTGGGTAATTCCAGACCATGCAGACGAAGCAAGTGAGCAGATTCCAGACCAAGCGGACGAGCAGACATTTTTAATGCCCTCCCATAAATTTAGCCAGAAATCACGGAATCCCTCACAGTTATCCCAGAGCAATTTAAAAAATCCTGCCACCGGATTAACCAGAAACAGGAACAGTGACTGCCAATTATTTTGTATAAAATCGGTCACGGATGAGACCACGGATTTGATACCCGACCAAATTTCGACAAAGAAATCTTTGATGCCCTGCCATAAATTAATCCAAAAATCACGGAATCCCTCACAGTTATTCCAGAGACTCACAAATATAGCAATCAACGCGGCCACCGCAGCAATCACCAAACCGATAGGATTGGCTGAAAATACAGCACTCAGGGCAGCAAAAGCCGTCTTAACCGCACCAAAGGCAGTTGCCACCTTTGGAACGATGGTAAGGATTGTTCCAACAGCACTAATAACTTTTCCGATGACGATTAGTACCGGTCCGAGTGCTGCCACAAAAAGACCGATTTTCAGAATCATTTCTTTTGTGCCTTCATCCATGCTGTTTAACTTATCAATAAATCCCTGTAACCAAGAAACAATATCCCGGATAACGGGCATCAGCATTTCTCCGAAGGAAATGGCAAGTTCCTCAAGCTGACTCTTCAATATGGTTAACTGACCTGCCAAGTTATCCTGCATGGTCTCTGCCATACCAAGTGCCGTTCCGTCACAGTTTTTTATGGCACTGTTTAATTTTTCAATATCCGCAGGTGCAGCATTCATAACAGCAAGGAATCCTGACATGGCATTCTTTCCTACAAGTGCTTCTGCGTTGGCAGCCTTTTCCGACTCGCTCATCTGACTGAAAGCCACACGGCAATCTGCAAGGATGTCATTCAACTCCCTCATACTGCCATCGGCATTGGTAGTTCGCACTTGCATCTCTCCGAATGCTGCTCCCGTGAACTTAACCTCTCCTGCGAGATTGTTCATCATGGTTCGCATTGCAGTACCTGCCTGTGTGGACTTGATACCTGCATTTGCCATCAGACCGATTGCTTCTGCGGTATCTTCTGCCGAGAACCCCAATGCTCCTGCAATCGGCGCACAGTATTTAAAGGTCTCACCCATCATGGAAACATTTGTATTTGCATTGGATGAGGCAGCTGCCAAAATGTCGGCAAAGTGTCCGGAATCGGCAGCTGTAAGTCCGAATGCAGTAAGAGCATCCGTTACGATATCAGAAGTCGTTGCCAAGTCTTCTCCGGAAGCAGCTGCCAAGTTCATAATACCTTCGATACCGCTTAACATATCCGAAGTCTTCCAACCTGCCATTGCCATGTAGTTCATGGCTTCTGCTGCCTCGGATGCAGAGAACTTGGTCTTAGAACCCATTTCTCTTGCCTTATCACGTAACTGCTCCAGTTCATCCCCGGTTGCACCAGATACTGCTGCCACCTGACTCATTGCAGAATCAAAATCGGATGCCACCTTTACTGCCGTTGTTCCAAGAGCAGTTACTGCACCCGTTACCGGGAGTAGTTTCTCCCCTACCCCGGAGATGTTATTTCCAAGAGTCTTCATGTTTTCTCCAGCAAGTCCAATCTTCTGAATGGCTACCGCAGACTGGCTTGCCTGACTCTCCAATTTCTTTAATTTATCTTCTGTTTCAATAATCTCCCTTTGCAGGGCATCATATTGATTCTGCGAAATCTCTCCTTTGGCAAGTTGCTCATTTGCCTGTTGTGCTGCCGTCTTTAAAGTTTCCAGTCTCTCCTTGGTTTCCTTTACCGCATCCCCAAGCAATCTGTGTTTCTGTGCCAATAATTCTGTATTACCGGGATCTAATTTAAGTAATTTATTTACATCACGTAGATTCCCCTGTGTGGTCGACAATGACTTATCCACATCTCGTAAGGCAGCCGTCAGTTTCGATGTATCCCCACCAATCTCTACCGTGATACCCTGTATTCTTTTGGAAGCCATCTTCTCCACCTCCGTTTCATGGCATAAAAAAAGGAGCCTTTAAAGACTCCATGAAAAAAGCACCTGCCGTAGCAAGTGCTTATATAATCAATATTAAATTAAAGTGCGGTACAACCTGAAATTTTCGTTCTCACCAGATTCCCATAAAGCTCTGCAAAATCAAACTCACTACGGTTATTCCTACCCAGCAACTTGCACCCATAATAATTGGCTTTCCGCCTGTTTTTATGAGTTTAACAATATCCGTGTTCAATCCTATCGCAGCCATTGCCATCACTATAAAAAACTTGCTAAGTTCTTTAAACGGTGCAAATACACTTGATGGTACACCAAAACCAACTGCTACAGTCGTAATAAGTGATGCTCCTATAAAATACAAAATAAAAAAAGGAAAAATACTCTTTAAATTCACTTTCTTTCCTTCTTTCCCTGACTGTTTCGTACGGATAAACGCCAATACTAATGTGATAGGAATAATCGCAAGAGTTCTTGTTAGTTTTACTGTAACTGCTTTATCCAAAGTCGCAGTTCCAAGTCCCCACATACTATCCCATGTCGAAGCTGCAGCCGTAACAGAAGATGTGTCATTTACCGCAGTTCCTGCAAATATACCGAATGCCTCCCCCGAGGTCGTAGAGAACCCAAGTATTGTTCCTAATGGTGGAAATAAAATCGCAGCCAACACATTAAAGAAGAAAATAACCGAAATCGCCTGTGCTACTTCTTCATCATCTGCATCAATTACAGAAGCAGTAGCTGCAACAGCAGAACCACCACAAATAGATGAACCACAGCCGATTAGTGTCGAAATATTTCCTGGAATATGTAATACCTTATGCAACACAAACGCTATCAAAAGCGAGGTTGCTATTGTACACACAATAATTGGTAATGACTGCATGCCAGTCTGATATACCACACCCAAGTTTAATCCAAATCCAAGCAATATAACTGCCCATTGTAATATTTTCTTGGAAGTAAATTTGATACCTCCTTCAAATACACCTTTCTCTTTCCAGAATAAAGTAATTATCATACCTGCGATAATCGCAATTACCGCACCACCAATAATTTCAAACTGCTTTCCCAATAACCATGATGGAATTGCAATCATGAAGCACAATAAAATGCCTTGCCAATTTTTAATAACATCTTTCATCTTCTCACCACCAAATTCAAATTTTGCGCATTCCTTCGCACTACAATATCACTATTATTATACTCCACTCCCCTACTAAAACCAACAAAAACTAACGAAAACTAATACCAAAAAGTAACTGTTTTTTCTTACCGATATGTACTATGATGTAGACAACAAAAGAAAAGAGGTATTCGCATGATTTCATGGAATAAACAACAAAATGGTAGCTACATCACAGAAATAGGTGACCTAAGAGTAATACTGAAAGAGTATCCGAACCATTGGTGGTTATCTATTGGCATTCGTTCCTACTCAAAAGACAGGTCAAAGAGTATGGTTCGTCCTCCGGCTAACATCTTTCAATTCGAAAAGCCATGCACAGATGAACAAGCCATCGCACGCGCCAATGAATATATGGATAACTTCATAAAAGCAATTGTAGCAGACTTCTCCTAAAACTTATCGAAGTCTTCCTGCGTTGCCAGTGTTGCATAGTTGCAATCATCATTCATATGCTCAACAAAGATATCGTTGACCATCCCTACGGTAAGCAAATCCAAGTCCCGTAGGGATAGTCCGATTTGAAGACACCGAAGCAAAAACAACGGTGTGGTCATTACCCTTTCAGTTGGTCGAATTTTTTTTTAGCTTCCGCATCCGTTTTTACATTCAGTCCCCACAATTCGATAAGTTGTGGCAGAATCTGATAAATGGAAAAGGTATTAAATTCATCCAACCACTCTTCCGGAGTATTCGGAATGGTAGGGTCTGCGTGCTTTGCCATAATATAAGCAATGTTCTCAAACATCTCAAGGCTGACTAAATCAAGGTGTGATTTACCTTCCTCGATCTCTCCCACATTCTTTTCCAAAGCAGCAAGGTCTCTGTAAATATCCCTTCCAAACTTCAAACGATAAATACGTGGAATGGCAGCACTTGCTTTGAATGCTACCTCTTTTTCATCAATTGTAATATTTCTTGTCATTCCCATACGCTTAACCTACACTTCCTTCATCTCCTGTTTCATCAGGGCTATCATTTCCGTTTACTTCCGGTTCCGTGTTACCGCCTTCTGTCCCTTCCGGCTCCTGCTCCGGAGTTTCCTCCGGTTCGGTTTCCGGTTCTTCCTCCGATGCTTCGGCCGGCTGATACACCTTCTTATACCAATCGTTATACACACTGTCCGTAGTGCTGTTTCCGGTCTTTGCCTTTACAAGACCATTTGCAAGCGGTCTGGACTTGATGGTAAGTGTTTCTGTCTGCACTTCCTTGCCCTCTTCATTTGTCTTACCGGAAATGGAAGGACGGGAAGCACTACAGTTATACATGACGTGACGAATCTTTCTGATGTCACCGTCAAACTCAAACAACAGTGCAAAACTGCCTGTCTGGGAATTGGAATTTTCCACAAGTACGTTATTGGTATCTGCTGTTTCCAAAAGAACATCCTCTCTGAAAGATTCAGGAATGAGTGCCACCTCAAGGTCACCGTCATACCCCTGATTGTTATTCACAACATAGTATTCCACACCATCGGCGTAGAAACTTTCCGGCTCTCCCTTCGGGTCTAAGCTGATGGATACCGCACCGGGAATGGCAACGGGTGTCGCAAAAGTGACTGTTCCATCCTCCGCTTTTGCAATCACTGCATAATGCACGTTGCAAATGTTATATTTGACTTTGTTCTTCTTGTTCATGGTTATACCTCCGTTTCATAAAGAACTTCATACATTTTCTCGCTACTGATCCATGTTTCCGATTTGGAATAAAAAAAGCCGTACCTATCAAGCACAGCTTCCACCTTTTCTTCCAAACCGATATCCTTTTTGTCCGTGTACAGTTCCATCTGCAAACGGTCTATTTTATAATACGCCACCCCATCCGCGGCAAAGTTATTTGCTCTCGGATATAGGTAAATGAGAAACGGTGGATTAACCGCTTCTCCTTCCGCAAAGTGGTCATAAGCAAAAGGAAGTCCGATTTCCTCAAGCATTCCCACAACTTCTGCTTTTGTCATTGTTTCAGACTCCTTTCCACCCTTTCCATTAACTGCTTCTCCGCATTTGCTTCTGCCGGAGCAATATGCACCTTGGCAGCAACCCTACCGCCACCCCGTTTGGCATGACCTTTTTCCAAAAGGTGTGTGAGGCGGTAACGGTTCTTAGAGTGTACCACTACGGTCTTTGAAGTTGCAGTTTCCTTTTGCTTGGTTACCTTCCAACTCTTACGATAGGCTCCCGTATCCACCGGAGCGTTTGCCTGTATTTCCTGTTTTACACTCTCGCCAACTTCCTCAACTATTTTCTTTACCTCTTCTGCCGTAAAATCACCGTATTCTTCTAACTCCCTTTTTACGGCTGTTGATAAATCATCCACGGACACGGTACGGTTACTGCTCATGGTTACCTCCTCTCCCTCTGCGTGTGCATCTTAAGGCTTCTCTTCTTAAAAGCCATGTCACTGACGGAGCGGATATTATAAATTCTGTCCTTATACACAATGCGGAATTTATCCGGGACAACGGACGATAATTCCGAGCAATACCGGACCGTAAAGTCCATACGCTCATTTACAACCGTCTGCCCGGCTACTTCCGTCTCACCGCTTTCCTTCTCCACTGCCGTGGCATAACAAGAAAAATAATCTGTCCACTTATTGGTGTGGTTACCGATATCATCCTTCACGACTTCGTTTTTCTGAAACGTGATTCTGATACGCATACCGGAAATGTTCATTAAAACACCTCCCTGCGGACACCGAACATGAGAGTTCGCAATGTCAGTAACAACTCCTCGTGGTTTGCCTCTTCCCTGTGTTCATACAGATAGGCGATGGCATACAACTCGGCTATCTTTACCACGCTTCCCTGCTCCATAAGATAATCCTTGGAGAGTCTGCTGATATCGGTAACCATCTGCTCTGCCGTCTGAATCAGTGTTTGGATGAACCCGTCATCATCTGACGAGTCCACTCTTAAATAATTCTTTGCCTCATCAAGTGTTACCATCATTGTTCCTCCCTAAAAGAAAAAGACCTGTGTACATCAGCACACAAGCCTTTCTCTTATAAATAATATCTTATTTCCACTGTTGCTCCATAACTGCTGCCGGGAGCATATCGAACATCATCTTTACTTCCCATCAATTCATACATAGCCTCACAACAGGTACGCATTCTGTGATTCTTTCCGGGGTAACCTCCAAGTGTTCTGTGAATGTCCCCTGAAATGATATCTACATACTCCAAGCCTTCTGCTTTTGCTTCCTGCTTAATCCTTTGTATCTCTTTGATAAAATCCTCTTTATTCGGCATATCAAATACCTCCTTCCTACCACAATTATATCAACCTTCCAACATTTGTATAGAGTAAACGTGGTATAGAATTTATGTGGTAGGATAAGGTATTAGGTGCCTGTATTAGGTGTCAGGGTTAAGATGTTGTCTTGGCTTTGATGTCGAGGGTCTTAACTGCTTCGGAAAGAATCAGCTTACCATCCACACGCTCGGAAGCAAGGAAACCGACCTGACCTGTGGTTGCATAAAGTTCATTCAATCTCTTGAAGGAACGACCCTGACGGTCTGCAATCCAATAGTAGCTGTAGTCACCGAATGCCATGACACGGTTTCCGGCAGCAAGTTCAGGTACATAAATGGAAGTTCTGTAAGGACGGTTAAGGATTCTGTCCGGCTCTCCCTCTTTTACGGAAGGCTGCCAGATATAATTGCCGTTACCATCCTTTAACTTTCTGATTGCCTTAACGGTAGAATCGTTAAGAAGCCATGTTGCCTTGTTACGGTAAGGCGCACGCAAGCTGTAATACAAATCCATCACATCATCAAAGGTAATGGATGTGCTTGCTGCGGT